ATACGTGTTTCCAGCACTTGCCGCAACAATTCCTTGAGAACCAGTGGGCTGGGCAATCGGTAACCATGAATTTGTTGTGCACGGCTTGGAGCATCCCTGGCTCCCAACGAAGATGAACTGGTCCGTAACGTTGATTGAAGGAGTTGCCGAAGGAGTTCCAGGAACTGACTGGGGCTCTGACCAGCTACCGCCACCATCCACGGGTCGGCGAGAAAAGCTCAGCTGTTGGGTTACAATAGGATTCGCCGGAGGGGGTGTTGGAGGAGTATATTGTACTCCTACTGCCGCCGCAGCTTCTGATGACGGAGGAAGAGACTGTCCGCAGAATTGAATATTGCGACCTCCAGGTACGCCCATACACTCTCCAACCAAATCATTGGCCATTCCCCACGACCGCTTTCCATTCCCAATCCACGACCCACCGAGCGACTTGCATTCGTTCTGTGTGTATAAGCGAACGTGTACTCCTCCCGATGTCCCCACGCTCTTGATACCCTGCCCGGCTGTAGGACATCCAAGCGGAACTGGGTCGTTCGTGGATGACGTAACAGACCGAGTAAACGTTCCACCATTGCTTCCAGTAATAGTGTTTCCAGTGCTGTCGATTGTAAATGTCATATTCAAGGGCCCATTCGGAGTTGAATATACGAGTTTTCCAGACGTAGTAGATCCACCAGCAAACGTCCCGGTGACTGCCGTCCATCCATTGGCAGTTGTAGTGGGTGTAAGAACCCAGGTATTTCCTGTCTGTACGATTTTTCCCATATTCCACGTTCCTGTCAGGTTCGGGGAAGAGACTGTCGTCGTATAGAGAATATACACATTGTCTCCATCCACAGCAATATCAGCAGGCATACCAGTGCGCCCCGGCGGTGCTTCTACATACTTCCAGTTCTGTCCATCACATGGTTCCTTACATGTGTATACCTCCCCTGCAGAATTGAATCCCCATACAAATCCCGTCGGCGATGAAACGATCTTGTTCAGTTGTCCGGGCAAGGCGGTCCAAGACACTACGTTCGCAAGCTGACCTTGTACATAGGACAGTAGGCTTTGTGCCTGATTCTGAAAATCTTGAGCATAGTCTGCCATCTCGTTGTTATATAGATCCACGATATTTTCATGTATAATTGTAATGAGTCTGCCAGGAGCACAATCTAGTATGTTGAACGGCACCTCCATGGCGCCAAGTGTTCTCGGTGAAACAGAAGAACATAGCGCGTTCTCCGCCGCAACTCTCCAGGAAGAAACGAAGATTGACGCAGCGCTGTCTCAGTATAACCGGATAAGGGCTCAATATGGTGAAATTCTGACAGAGGCGATTCGCACCCAGGACCCTACAAGGAGGACGCAGTTAGTATCGACAATTACTGCAATGAACCAGCAGTTGACGACAATTGTAACTTCACTCCAGCAGATGTACAGTTCTGGTAAGACTGCGCTGTCTGGAATGCCCAAGATCAACTTTGCAGCTGATCTTGAACAGTATAAACGTGATCTTGAACGACTCTTAACTGAACGGGACGAACTCACAAAGCTTAAGACTGTATACTCCACCCTGAAGCAGGAAACAGTAGCCCCGCCTTATATCCTCTACGTTGTAGGAATTCTGGTCATGCTGATCATCCTCCTCGTTCTATTTACGTTCACATCTCTGATGACGAATGTTCAGAGCGCTCTACCTGCCCTACCTGCGATGCCCGAGCTTCCAAGTCTAGGTGTCAGCGCACCGACCCCATCATCGGCGATGTAATATTCATGGTAAACGGCGCACCGGGCCGCACCGCCGAAGCAAATGGATTCATCTGGGGAGACCAGAATCCAATTAAGAACATGATCGGAATGATAAAAAGAATGATACCCAGACGTAGGATCATAGCGTATCCGTTAGATACATCCACTATCGGAAGATCTGGTGTCTTTTTCTTGTAAAGATCGTAACGGTTCTTGGCTGCCAAATACTCGTCTTCAATCTTCTGGGCGCTTGAATGAAGTTCAGCAGCCTTGTCGTATTCCGAGCCCATTTCGGCATTTCCTTCCTCGTAAGACTCGGCAAACGACTGCATATCCGCCTTTTGTGCTTCCACCTCCTTCTGCCGATTTCCAACCATCTGTTCCAGTGCGTCCTGCGCAGCCTTGTATGCTGTCCGATATGCCTCAATGCCCGTTGTGACAAATTGGACGTAGTTTGACTTGTATTCATTCATCATTTCTTCGAATGATGCACGGTCACCCATTATTATACAGTCGCTACACAAAATCGGTAATAAGGAGTCGCACCTGCGTCGGGAGACTTGCGGAGAACTTCGATGATATCACCAGGCTTTCCCCCGATCCATCGCACAGGGGCATCCTGGGACCAGATATGGGGGGTGGGCATATACTCCTTGTGCTTCATCGCCATCTGGGGTAGGAGAGGCTCCTCGGACTTGATCTGGATATGGTCAGCCCGCATCGCCTTGGCAATCGCATCCAACGAAATACCGAACTTGGCTAGGAAATTCTTGACCTCTTCGGCGTCCAGGATCCGGTGGCGGGGAATGTAGCGGTGCGTCGTGATATCAAACGTGAGTTGACCTACGTGGAACACCTGGAGAATATGGCTCTGTGCTGCCACAGCGTCCAAGATCGTCTCTGATGGCGGAATGGGGACCACCACAATTCCACGGGTGCCGCCGTGTTCCTGCGTTAGAGAGACCAAACGCAGGACCTGATCCTCCGTAATACGAGTGCGAGTGCTCATAAACACCAGGGTATCGCCATACTTGGTCGTTGTCGCTGGGAAGTCGGTATCGATTGTTTCGGGAGCCGCCGTGTTTACACCACGCTGCCCGAGCATTATCTTGAGAACTTCCTCTGTTGTCGGCATTGTAGTCTGTATTATTGTTTCTTGACGTGTTTAATTCTATCCGTTTTACAATAGACGGAATGAAAAATGCTGGGCTCTTAGCACTTGCCATTGTAGCCCTCATTGTTGCGGGTGTCCTGTTTGCGGGGTCTCGGGAACGCTTTGGGACCCCGGAGTTTCTAGATCGGTCGTCTCAGGAGGCTCAGGCCCGAGGAGAAGTTTCATCGTACGAGCAGACGACAACGCATTTTCGGGCACCTGATTCACACAAGCCTCCGAAGGGGGAGCGGATTGGGGTTCGGGTAGGGCAGTGGGAGGGATATAATGCTCAATTTTAGACGGATCGGCACGACACACACAGACCATCTCCCAGAAATCACGGAATTCTTGGATATGATCAGATAGCCAACGGGAATCACGAGGAACATTGTCAATACGGATATTGCCTAGATACCACCATACTACCCTGTGCTCATCCCCTTCAATCTTTGCCTTCCACTCATCGGCATCCTCCTCTTTCGGCTTGTATACGATCTTGCCATCGTCATAGACGACCAGGACACCCCTATACGGCGAATCGCTGGCGTTCCATTCCGTGCGACCACATGTTTTGAACTGCATCTCCACATAATCGCACTCATCGATATTACAACATTCCATCTGCATCTGCATCTGGTGATAGTATCCATCCGGGATGGGGGACTCTTGGGTGAACTTACGGGAGATCGGGCACTTGAATTCCACGAGCTTTCCCCAACGAGGATCCATCTTGTCCTTGGTTAGGACAATCCCGTCAGGGGACGCACCCAGGAATTTGTGAACAGGATGAACGACACAGGTTGTATCCACGATCTCGGCGCCACCCTGGATATCCCCGTAAATCTCTTTGGCGATGGGCTCAAACTGAGTGCCCCATAAACAGGCAGTAATTGGCCCCCCGTCATTCGTCTTGGGTCCGTCAAGCTTTCGCATCAGGAGTTCCTTGCGTGCGGATGGAGATGCAGTCTTGAAGGCCTTGGTGATTTCCGATGCCGTCATCATTTCCGAACGGCGGAGGTGCCAGCTGTCAGAGCGCTGGTCGGCGACCCCGTAGTCCCGCAGGACTTTAAAGATGGAGCGGCGGCGGGTCCACACTTTACCCAGGTCGGTAGCCAGAAGTCGATATACCTGTGCTTTATAGTTCCGGTAGTCATATCCACGATCCCGGCATATTTTCTTGATTCGGTGGGTGAGGTGTGTGCAGGCATCTAGTGGAAGTTCAAATACTTCCATTAGTGTATCTATTTCGTTCTGCGAAAAGGTATTCGTTTTAGTGGTTAGTGGTTTACAGAAATCCTAGGACACTAACACAATGACGACCACTACAGAAATCTCCACACAGGAGGACTGGGTCCTTCATCGCCTTGAAACTTTGTATACCCCCGAACGCCTAGACCTCCTCCGCAACATCCTGGAGAATAAGACCAATATCTCCCTCCGAATCCTAGACTGGTTTGTCACAAACTATTCCAAGATGAACAATGTATCCTACATCTCCAAGGCTGGCAAGCATGTCATCGTCTACCTCGCCTACAAGTCGCATCTCAAGGCTTACAGCAAGAAGATGTTCGACCCTTTCTGTCGCTGGACCCGTGTGAATTTCCACGGAGTGTCCACCACCGTCGGCCAACTGAACTTCTTTGCGTGGGCAATGGAAGATGATGTCATTGACTACCTCTTTGCGCACCACGACGATATCCATGCAGATATGGAGACACGCATGTCCACGGGGGAGAAGAAGACTGAACATACTCGCAAGAAGCGCCACGAGCTCTCGCATTCGGCCACAAAGTCGCTGAAGAAGCATGACGTAAAAATCACAGTTTCCTTTGAGTAGTAAATAAAATAGATGAGAATCTGGTACAAGGATCCAGTGTATATTGTGATACATGTGCTCTCGGGAGTATTGGCATACTTTTTTCCCGTGATCATTCCCCTCGTGGTCTTTTACCACGGACTCCAATACATGACGGATGTCCGGTTCTTTGGATTTCAAGGAGAGATCCGACCCGGCAATTCATTCGAGCACACGCTCTTGAAACTCCTTGAAGTCCTTGCGGGATATTTGATGATAAAACTTGTTATGAAACCATAATCTAGAATGCTCTCACGCAGGCGGGATATTCTCTACCCTGTCAATACTGAAATCACCAATTTTGATCTGGGGACGGATGTGGAGGAATACGACTACGACGGAAAACTAGTCTTTCGGGGAAATCTGGATCCCGATTACTCCGACAGCGAGTTTCAAGTCTACTGGCTCTACGACGAGAACCAGCGTGTCGGGCTTGCCGAACACCATGGGGATACACAGACTGCTTACTGGTTCCGTGAGACTGTGTTTTCCACCCTTCTCCAAGAAGATTGGGAGTCCAGGGATAGAACTGTATGGTCTATGATGTCTGAACCTGCTTATGAAGACTGTATGCGATACGGCTGGACTACCGTGGAATCACTGCAGAGCCGGACATCTATGTCCATCATACGTCCCTGCGATCTCGTGAACTATGTTGTGCCCATGACTACCTGTCTCACCTGCAATACGAACGATAAATTGCCGGGATGCCTACATGAAAAAAGGACACCGAGATTCGATATCTTTTTTACATTATTTGTTGATGATGATGGTGTGCTCTACGCACCGCCAGGAGACACTCAGGCGTTCGCAACCTTGCGGCGACGAGCGGGAGCAGGAGCGGCGGCAGACACGGGGGCAGGAGCAGGAGCAGGAGCAGGGGCGCTAGCCGTCGGCGTAGGCGCCTCCTCCGTCTCCTCAGCCTCGGCATCCTCGTCGTCCTCCTCGTCGAACGCAGCCTTGGCACCGCCAACGACGGGAGCGGGGACATCCTCGGAATCGTCCACGTCCTCCTTGAACATATCACGAGCCGTCTGACGCTTGCGCTTGCTCACCTGAACATACGTCGGCTTCCACGTCAGACCGAAGCCCTGACCGATGACGTAGATACTGCCCTGCGCCACGATCTTGGCAGCACAGCCCTTCGGGAACGCCTCCTGCAGACCGCTGGGCTGGAGAGGAATATCCACGCCGTCCTCGCCGATCACCTCCATCGACACCTTGCCGTCGTAGACCGGCAGCTTGAAGCGGAGCGACGGAGGATACTTACCGTTCGGCACCCAGCCATCGTTCGTCTTGTCGACCGACACCGACAGGAACTTGTTGAAGGAATCACGGATCGACTCCTCGCCACGCTTCTTGCCGAACCACGCCGCCGAGTTGGCGACCGCAGCCTGGATCACGGCCTCCTGGAAATCCTTCAGGAAATTGTACGCCTTGGACACATCGTCCGTGCCTGTCGCACGCTCACGACCATACGGGTCGCAACCCTGGAGCGACGCCGACATGGTGTAAGACATCGTCGTCGAGCCATCCTTGTTCTCGTTCTCCTTCACGAGACAACCGCCTGGGAACCCAAACTGC